AGGATGGACGCAGAGACGCGAAAAGGATGTTGAATTATGGCCGGACGCAAACCTAAACCAACTGCAATCAAGATCTTGGCTGGAAACCCAGGCAAGCGACCGCTCAACGACCGGGAGCCCAAGCCGGGACCGGCGGACCCGCGCGTGCCTCGTGGGAAGCTCCCTCCGGAGGGGAAAAAGCTGTGGAGAGTCCTGGCGGAACACCTGGTTCGGTTGGGTGTGTTGACAAAGCTCGATTTGCCGGCGCTCGAGTTCCTGTGTCTGCATTATGCTGTGGGCAGGGAGGCTGTCGAAATGCTGGTGCGGGATGGCATCGTGGCAGATGGCGTCAATGGCACGATCAAGAAACACCCGGCTGTCAGTGTGCTGTCGGAGAACAGCCGGCTGTTCAAGGCTTACGCGATTGAATTTGGCTTGACGCCCAGCTCCAGGGTGAGGATCCAGTCAGAGCCGATAGAAAAAGAGAAGACGCTGGCGGAGATGTTGTTCGAAGGCATAGAAGGTGAGTGAGTTTTGGTTCGACGAGCGGGCCGCACAGGTGGTAGTGAATTTCTTCGAGAAGCTTCTGGTCCACGTGAAAGGGGAGTGGGCCGGTCAGAAATTCATCCTGCAGGAATGGCAGCGGGAGCAGATCATCAAGCCGCTGTTCGGCTGGAAGACCGCCGATGGGCGGCGGCAGTACCGCACGGCTTATATCGAGGTACCTCGGAAGAACGGCAAGAGCAGCCTGGCGGCTGGGATCGCTCTTTATCTATTATTCGCCGACGGCGAATCCGGTGCCGAGGTGTACTGCGCGGCGGCGGACCGGGAGCAAGCGCACATCGTTTTCGACCTAGCCAAGCAGATGACGGAATCGTCGCCGCAACTGGTCAGGCTGGCGGAGATCTTCAAGCGCTCGATTGTGCTCCAGTCCACGATGAGCACCTACCGGGTGCTATCTGCGGACGCGTTCACCAAGCACGGGCTGAACGCTCACGGGGTGGTGGTCGACGAGCTGCACGCCCAACCTTCCAGGGACCTGGTGGACGTGCTGATCACCTCGACGGGAGCGCGCCGGCAGCCGCTGGTGGTGTTCATCACCACGGCGGGCTTCGACCGGGAATCGATCTGCTGGGAATATCACGAGTACGCTCGCCAGGTGCGGGAAGGAATCATCGAGGATCCAACCTTCTTTTCTTTCGTGGCAGCGGCAGACCCGGAGGACGACTGGCTGACCCCGGAAGTGTGGAAGAAAGCGAACCCAGGTTACGGGGTTACGGTGAAGGAGGATTACCTGAAAAACGAGGCCAGGCGGGCGGAGAACGTGCCTGCTTACCAGAACACCTTCCGGAGGCTGCATTTGAACCAATGGACGCAGCAGGAGACGCGTTGGATGCCGATGGAGAAATGGGATGCCTGCGGAGAGCCGTTCGACGTGAGTTTGCTGGAAGGATCCGCCTGCTATGGCGGGTTGGACTTAGCGAGCTCAAGCGATATCGCCAGCCTGGTGCTGGATTTCCCGGCGGAATCGGGCGAGGAGGAGCGGCACGCCTGGTTGGCTTATTTCTGGATCCCGCTCGAGAACATGCTCGAGCGGGCACGCAAGGACCGGGTGCCCTACGACGCCTGGGCGCGGGACGGCCTCATCCGCACAACAGAAGGCAACGTGATCGATTACGGCTATATCTTGCGGGATATCGAAGAGCTGGGCGAGAAGTTCAACATCAAGGAGATCGCTTTCGACCGCTGGGGCGCCTTCCAGGTCAGCCAGCAGCTCGAAGCCCTGGGCTTCGTGATGGTGGGTTTCGGCCAGGGATTCGCCAGCATGAGCGCGCCAACCAAGGACCTGTTGAGGCTGGTAATGGATAGGAAGCTAGCCCACGGCGGCAACCCGGTGCTGCGCTGGATGGCGGACAACGTGATGGTGAGCATGGACCCGGCCGGCAACCTGAAGCCGAACAAGCAGAAGAGCCGGGAGAAGATCGACGGGATCGTGGCCGGGATCATGGCTCTGGACCGGGCGGTGCGGCACGAGAGCGGCGGCAGCGTCTATGACGAGCGCGGAATCTTGACGATATGAAACGTTTCTTCCGATCCATCGACCGCAATGACGTGCTGTTCTTCCTGGGCCTTGGGCTGATCGCCTGGGGGTTGAGCGGCATCTCTCTGCATATGGCGGCCGGCGCAGTGGGCGTCATCCTGATGATCGTCGGGCTGGCCGGCGCAGTGATCAAGACGAGGCGACCATGAGCGTGAGCGGTTTGATCGCCGGGCTATTCATGCGCAGGACGGAAAAGCGGGATTATGAGGCCGTGTTGAAGGAAGCCGGCTGGGGCGCCGGCTCGCCGAGCGGGATGAGCGTGACGGCCAGCTCGGCGTTGGGCTACTCGGCGGTATTCGCCTGCGTGCGCATCCTGGCGGAATCGGTGGCGCAATTGCCTCTGATCATCTACGAGCGAGCCGGGCGGGCGCGCCGGCGCGCCGAGGGTCATTATCTGCACCCGATTCTGCACGATTCGCCCAACGAGTGGATGACCGCGGTCGAATTCCGGGAGACAATGCAAGGTCACCTGGCACTGCGCGGCAATGCCTATGCCCAGATCGAGTACGACGAGCGCGGGCAGGTAGTCTCGCTGTTCCCGCTGCACCCGGACAGCATCTGGCAGGACGTGCTGGAGAATGGGAAGCGGCGTTATTTGTATCAACTACCAGGCAGCGGCGGCATGCGCTGGCTGGCAGGCGAGCAGGTCTGGCACCTGCGCGGCCTGGGATCGGACGGCCTGCGGGGCTACTCTCCGATCGGGCTGCATAAACGGTCCATCGGGCTGGGCCTGGCTGCTGACGAGTTCGGGGCGCGCTTCTTCGGCAACGGCGCCAGACCAGGCGGCGTGCTGGAGCACCCAGGCAAGCTGACCGACCCAGCTCATGACCGGCTGCGAGAGTCTTGGGAAGAATCACACCAAGGGCTGACGAAGAGCCACAAGGTGGCCATCCTCGAGGAAGGCTTGAAATACCACCAGATCGGGATTGCGCCAGACGAGGCGCAGTTCCTGGAGACCAGGAAATTCAACGTGACCGATATCGCTCGTATATTCCGCGTTCCACCGCACATGGTCGGCGACCTGGAACGGGCGACATTCTCCAATATCGAGCACCAGGGGATCGAGTTCGTATCCTACAGCCTGGGAATCTGGCTGGAACGCTGGGAGCAGAGCATCCAGAAGAACCTGATGCTGGCTGCGGAGCGCAAACGCTTCTACGCCGAGCACCTGGTGGACGGGCTGCTGCGCGGCGACGCGCAGGCGCGCAACCAGTCGTATGCAATTGGCAAGCAGTGGGGATGGCTGAGCACGAACGATATCCGCGAGAAAGAGAATCTGAACCCGATCGAGGGCGGCGATATCTATTGGATGCCGCTGAACATGATCCCGGCGGGCCGGCCCGAGCCGGCGGTGCGCGAAGTGCCCGTCCCGCCCGGCAATCTTGCCGCTTGGCTCGACCAGCAGCGGCAAGTTGCCGGCAGCAATATTGCCGAGCGCAGATCCTTACCGGCTCAGATAGAAAGCAGGGATGCTGCGGCTGCTCAGCACAGGCACCGGATGCAAGGAGTCTACCGGCAGCTCTACCTGGAGGCGGCCCAGGGAGTGCTCAGGGCGGAAGCCAAGGCGATCCTGAAGGGCGCTGAGCAGTTCCTGGCCAGGGACAGCATCGATTTTCGCCTATGGCTGGACGATTTCTACCGTGAGCTGGCGGAGGCGATCATCCGGCGCTTCGGCGGGTTAGCTCTGGACTATGGCCAGCAGGTGAGCGAGGATGCTTACGGCGAATTGGGAACGGAGCCCGAGTTCCCGGCGGAACTGGAGCAATTCATCGACAAGTACAACAAAGGATACGCCGGAAGGCATATAGAGATCAGCAAGAGCCTTCTGCTGGATGCGCTGCAGCAGGCCAATCGCGAGGGGGTGGACCCGCTGGAAGCGGTCCGGGACGAGGTGGAAGACTGGGAGGAGACGCGCTCGGCGGTCATCGCAGACGAGGAATCGGTGCGTTTCAACAACGCGACCGCGAAGAAAGTCTATGTCTTGCTAGGCGTGGAGCGCCTGATGAGCGTGGCATTCGGGGAGAACTGCCCCTATTGCGAGGCGCTGAACGGAACGATCGTGGGAATCACTGCGAATTTTATCAACGCCGGGGAATCGTTCCAGCCGGAGGGTGTGGACGAGCCGCTGACGAGCACGACGAATTTAGGACACGCACCCTATCACGGAGGTTGTTTACTTGGAGATGCGCGTGTATTGGCCGATGGAATTATGGCCTCGAGTAAACGGTGGTTTGATGGAAATATTGTCGTCTTCCGCACTGCCGCTGGTTATCAGCTCTCCTGTACCGAGAATCACCCGATACTCACGCCCTTGGGATGGATCGGAGCGGGCCGTTTGAATAAAGGCAGCCGCGTAATCAGCACTTGCGGGCGAGAGTGGATAACGCCAATTAAGGGCGATTACAAGAATATGCCACCCCGAATCGAGCAAATAGCGGAATCGTTTGGGGACGCGAGCGAGATGATCACCAGACCAGTGCCAGCCTCCACCATAAATTTCCATAGCGACTGGTTCGGCAGCCAGATCGCAATTATACGGACCAATCGCAAATTGTGGAATGGTAGGAATATTCCGAATGACAAGCATTTCGGAGAAAGCAATTTCGTAGGGAGATTGTTTGCAGATTGTCTGCCTTGTCCGCGCGGCCATACATTGCTCTTCGAGAGTTTTTATCCTGCCAGTGGCAGCCTTATGAGCAGCCGTAGCCTGCCTTTGCCGCTCGATAGGAGTCATCTTGCTGGCACGCAACAAACCAGCTTCGCTATGGCTGCGGATCTTGACATTAGCTTCCATCAAGCGCTTGTGGATGGCAGGGCGCCCGACACAGAGTTCGTTCGCCAGTTCATACTCGGATTTTCCGGCGAGATATTTTTGGATGAGATAATCAGTATCGAGCGGAAGACGTTTCATGGCTATGTTTATAACCTGCAGACAGAGAAAGGATTTTATGTGGCTAATGGGATTATAACACACAACTGCGACTGCATGGTAATTGCAGCTTGAGGAGATAAGAAATGCCAGCAATTGGAGTACACCACACCGCAACGGACGACGGGGCCTGGGACGGGCCGGCGAACGAAGCCCGGCTCAAGCTGGACCAGGGCCGCGCCTTCTACAGCCGGGCCTATGCCTGGCGGGACCCAGACGGCGACGAGAGCAAGAAGAGCACTTATAAGTTCATCCATCACGTGGTGGACGAGGAAGGCAACCCGGGCACGGCCAACGTGCGCGCCTGCCAGACGGGGATCGGCGTGCTGAACGGCGGGCGGGGCGGAACCACTATCCCGGAAAGCGACCGGCAGGGTGTGTACAACCACCTGGCGGCGCACCTGCGGGACGCGGATGTAGAGCCGCCGGAGCTGAAAGCGCTCACCCCGGACTGGCTACGCGGGTCGGACGGGCTAGAGGTGCGCGGCTTTCCGGTCGGCGAGCTGCGGGCAGTAGGCGGGGACGGCGAGCCGCAGGCCATCGAAGGCTACGCCGCGGTCTACAACCAGCGCTCCGAGCTGCTGTGGGGCTTTTTCCACGAGGTGATAGAGACCGGCTTCTTCGAAGGGACGCTGCACGGGGACATCCGCTCGCTGTGGAATCACAACACGGATTACCCGCTGGGCAGGACGATCAACGAAACGCTTGAGCTGAAGGACGAAGAGCGTGGCCTGCACATCCGGGTGAGTCCGCCGGAGACCTCCTGGGGCAAGGATGCCCTGGTGAGCATCGGGCGGGGGGATGTCTCGCAGATGAGCTTCGCCTTCGAAGTCAAAGAGAAGGGCGACCATTGGGTCGACAACGAGGACGGCACCTGGACGCGCTATCTGAAGCGCGGCGGGTGCTCACGACTATATGAGGTCTCGCCGGTCACTTTCCCGGCGTATCCACAGACGAGCGCAGTCGTGCGCTCGACGATCGAACGGCTGAGCCGGTCCGGAACGGACAACGGTCCAGGAGGCCAACGGGCTGAAACGGATGCGGCTGGGGCGCCCGACGCGGCGTGGCGGACGCGCCACAACCTGCGGCGGAAATTTTTGGAGCTGTTGAAAATCAAGTAAAGGAGCATGAAATGAACGTTCGAGAGTTGCGCTCCCAGCGGGCGAGCATCCTGGACCAGGCTGTTCTGCTGGTGGAAACGGCAGAAGGCGAGAATCGGGATCTCAAAGCGGAGGAGCAAACCACATACGATGACCTGGTCTCACAGGCGGAATCGCTGGAGAAGCGCATCAAGCGCCTGGAGACCATGCCCGCGCCGGTCCCGGCGCCGGGCAACGGGCGCGGCGGAGCGCCGAACATCAACCGGCTGCCGCTGGGCGATAGCGAAGTGCGGGCCCTGGGTCAGTATTTCAAGACCGGCGATACGGGTGGCGTGCGTGACCTGATGAGCCAGGACGATGGAGACCGCGGCCCCTCGGTGCGCATCCACGTGCCGACGGCGCTCGAGATGCGCGCCAATGACACGATCATGAACATCACCACCGGCGCGGACGGCGGCTCGGCTGTGCCGACAGGGTTTGCCGGCAAGATCGCAGCCCGGCGCAACGAAGTGCGGCTGTCCGAGCGGTTGGGCGTGCAGATGGTCCCCGGCCAGGGAACCACGGTCAATTTTCCGTACGAGAATGCCGACCCATCGGCGTTCGCGGCCACGTCCGAGCAGGATGATGCATATGCTCAGACCTATGAGCGCGATGCTCCTGCATTGGGTTTGAAGGCGTTCACCCTGGCAAAAAAGACCAAGAAGCTGGCCTTGACCGAGGAGCTGCTGGACGACGAGGATGCCGCCTTGCTGGCTTTCATCGGCGACCACATCGGGCGGTCGATGGGCATCACCCATAACAGCCTGCTGCTGACCGAGGTGGCCGCTAACGGCACGGCCTTGAAGACCTTCGCGGCTGCGGCTGTGATCGCAGCCGGCGAGCCGGATGACATGGTCTTTCATGCCACGCTGGGCTACTATCTGGACGACGGCAGCCCGGCGGCCTGGGTGATGCGGCCGCCAACGCTGGGAGCAATCCGAAAGCTCAGCGGCAATGCCCGCATCTACGACGACCAGACCGGAGCACCGCGTAAATCGCTGCTGGAGTATCCTGTTCTATACAGCAATGCGGCGGCAGCCATCGCGGCCAGCGCCAAATCGCTGTACTTCGGCAACTGGTT